TTTGTTGTATTATCTTTTGCTGCTGGTGTGGTTCCCGATTGTTGAGCAGTCCAAGTATTTGCATTTCCTAAATTTAGCCCAACTGTCCTTGCTGTAGTTGTATTGTATGCTCCCGAAAATGTTAAGGTTCCGTTTGTGGCTGTTAAATTCAATAAAGAGGCAGGCGCAACAAAATCAGTTCCCGAAACAGCATTAACTACATTTTTAGAAGCGTCTAATTTAAGTAATGTTGAAGCTGTTAAAGGAGATAGGTTAAGTGAACTTTGAATAATTACATTATTAGATGCGTTTACCGAAAGTCCAGGATTTGGAGCTGTATTGTTGCCGTAAAATCTTATACCATTACTTAGCGTTAAGGCTTGAAAGTATAATGCATTATCATAAATACCATACTCTCCTGTTCCTGATGTTGATGTAAAGGCATTGTAATTATCTGATGTAGTCGAAATAAACTTTGACACGTAATTAACGTCTAAAGCACCTCCAACCGCTATTCTGTTTGTAGCCGATACGCCACCAAATGTTGCATTTTGAGTTGAGGTATTGCCCGTTGTTAAAACTTGATCTAAAGTTTGGCTACCTCCGCCTCCTGTTGAATAGTAAGTAGGCGAAACAAGTTTAAATAGTTTAGATGTATTGTCATGCACTAAAATACTATCCGTTCCTGCTGTTCCCGTTAGCAATTTAGAAGATGATATACCTCCCGAATTCGTAATCCTAAATATCGTTCCGTTTGTATTAATTCCGTTTAGTAAATCCCCTGTTCCATTATTTATAATATCTAAAGTTTGGCCTGTTCCGCTTGTTGTTTCAAGCCTTGCAGCTTTACCCGTCGAAGAAACTGAACTTATAGATATTCCCGAAGTTGATTGAGATAATAAACCTACGCCTGTTGCTGAAGTAGTCGCAATAGATGTGTTTGCGCCCGTAGCGGTATTGTTTATCGTTCCGTTTGCATCCCTTTTAGGGATTGTATTTGCACCGCCCGATGTTGAGCTGTTAAGCGTTAAAACTGGCATTGTTGAGGGGCTTGAAACGGATATATCTGTATTGGCAGATGAAACATTTGTAACTGTTCCCGATCCACCACCTCCGCCACCTGTTCCGTAATAAGTTGGAGAAATCTTTTTAACTAATCCGTTATTTATCACTAGCACACTATCTGTTCCTGCCGTTCCGCTTGTAAGGTTAGTTATTGTGGCGGTTTGAGTTTTAACATTGCCTAATACCTCTATCGAAAAATCACTAGGTTTATCTATTAATTTAAATTTAGAAGCTAAAGCTGTTGAGGTTCCAAAGTGAAAACCGAAAGTATCGTAACCGCCTACGCCAGCAGATCCCGCGAAATATGAAAATCCAACATCGTTAGCGTTATCAAATCTGAAAATATCATTCTTTTGATTGTTGAACAACTCTCGCTCAAAACCTAATGTTGAATTAGTTCTACCTGTAGTCTTTATTCCAACTGAATTAATAGATAGTATATCAGTTAAAGTTGGAGTTGCGCCATAACCCAAAACGTTATTATTTGATACTGCTATTTTTAAATCACCAGTAGTATTTGTATTTATAAAATGAGAGTAACCATTTGCTATAAACCGAGGAGAAGAACCGTCGGAATAGGCGTTAAATCCTATTCCCGCAAAAAGATTGGGTAGCGAAACTGTTCCGTAAGATTTAATGCCGTCAAATTGGTATTTTGAAGAAATTAAGCCTGTTGAAGTTTTTAAAAACCTAAAATTATTAAGTGTTTTTCTATATTCTGAAGCTATTATTTCCCTTGCTTTATTATTTTCGTGGATATAATCCCCCATATCATAAATGCCTGCTAAATTACCAAGACCATCATTAAGTAAAACCTCGTGGTTGTTTTGTCTTGCGTCAACTCCAGTTATAGGATTTGGCCCCCCTCCCATTATTGCCTCATTTATATAAGCCCATTGGTAATAAGAAGTAAGGCCATTCACATCACCAAAGCTAGTAAACCATCTTTGTTTTGCTGGCGTCATCACCCCGATTATAACCTTACAGTCAGTTTTTTTAGCAGAATTAATTGTGTTTATGTAATCTTGAAGCCTTGCAATGACATCTGCGTTTGATTCAGTGTATCCGACATCGTTTAACCCAATTTCTACTAAAATATAATCATAAGTATTTTTATCTGATAAAGCCAACCATGCTGTTTTTTGTTGAGCTATTGTATGCCCTGGAACGGCAATATCTGTAATACTATTTCCTGCTAATATATCTTTATTTGTTAATAAATAACTAGCTACTGAATTTTGACCTAAGTATGCTGCTATTGTTGAGTTTCCACTAATCAAACCTTTTGATGGCTTTGAATCTATAGTTGCGTTCACTCCGTCAACAGTTGGGAATTTAACGCCTGTTCCGTCATAGTTAAGGGAATTTTGCTTATTGGTAGCGTTCTCTTTTAAAGCTAATCCAGCATTAACAGCGTTTATATTTGGGTATTTACTCGCGCTTGTTGTTAAGTCTGTAGATAAATTAGCTAAAGTTTGGTAGGTGCTTGCTGCTGTAGATGTTGATAAGGCATTTACAATTCTTGAATCGTTACCCTCAACAACTGTTCCTGCTGTTGTTCCAAAGTTTTTATTAAAGCCTGTATTCTTTGAAAATATTGGTTCGTATGTTGTTGCAGCTGTTGACGAAAGTAAGTAAGGAGCTAAAGCAGATGAGGTAATAAAATTAGATGGATTACCCGATAAAGGATAATACAAAGCATCGTTTTGTGTTTTCGTTCTGTAATTTGCAGATACGCCAGTCCAAACGGGATCAGTTTCAGTTGTAATAAATGCAGGAACACCCGTAATTTTTGAATAAGCCAAGGTGTTTATCCATGTTGGATTGTTATAAGTTGATGCAAGCAATGGATAAAATGCATTGTAATCTGATGATAAAGCAACCACATCGCCCGTACGACCAAACACGCTACTAACCGCACCGCTACCGCCTCCGCTGAATTGTGATCTAGGAACCTTTTTAAAAACACCATTATCAATAGTAACTACGCTGTCTGTAATTGATCCTAAAGCCAAAAAAGGGAATTGAACATTTGAACCTCTTAAAACTATTTTACCTGTATTTGAATTGCCAATACGAATGTCTGGATAATTCAATTGGTAGGTTTGAGCTGAAGCAAATCCGCTTATTGCGAGTAAAAGTATGGTTATTAATCTTTTCATTATGTGAATATTATTTTTATATCTTCTGACATTGGATAGTTAAATCCGCCCATTATTTTATTTATTTCATCGTAATTAACGGCTACATATCCAGAAATTCCATTTATGTAAACTTGATATAGGGCATTTGATGGAATTGTTTCAGCTGTTAAATCTAAATTGCCATTTAAATCTACATCTGAACCGAGTTTGTTTATAACAGTTTTAGTTGCCCCAGAAACAGGCGCAGAGTTGTTTCCATCAATTATGTAAGGATTTTGTGCTGATGATCCTTTTGGTACATAAACATAGCAAATAATTATCTCATCAGCTGGCGTTATAGGCTTTGTTAGATCAGGATTGGCAGAGGCCGTTCCTGCAGTATAGGTAATTGTATTTGTTTCATCTGCAAATATCGCGTCTATCCTATCGAAATTTAAATCTGCAGGATCAATTGTAAATTGAGCTTGAATAGCTGTTTGATAGATTACATTATTTATAGCCCATTGACCAGCGGACGCAGTAAGAATCCACCCTGCTATAGATGGCTGAACATTAATATTGCCGTCAATTATATTGATACCTAAACTAACCGTTCCTTTGTTTACCCACGCATTGTTATCTTTTTTCCAGAATACCAATGATGTTCCGCCCTGAACATAAACATCATCCTCAATGCCTTGAGATTGAACAGGCGGAATTGTTCCGACTAAAATATCGAACTCATTTATTTTGCCCAAAGGAACCTTTAAGAACTCGATTAAAGCGGTTATAGAGCCGCCCACATCAACAGGATCGATGCTATCCGTTGTATTTTTAACGGTAATTGCCTGGTTGGTTTGTAGGCTTAAAGCGTCTAATTGTTGATTGTAATTTGACATGGCTTAAAGTTAAACAAATTCTTGTGTAAATTCACTTGTAAATATCCCGTTATTAGATACGGCATTAGGGTCTTGAACAAATACAGGATCAGGCATATCGTCATAAGAAGGAACAGAAACATCATTACTTTTCACTTCTTTATCGAAAATCTCAACTAAAGAAACATTCTCAAATTGCCTGTCTTTTTGATTTATATCTCCACCCAAAACAACAAATTGCTTTCTGTTAAATGATGGCGAATTTGGAACATCAAAAGAAAAAACGTCTAAATAGCTGAATGGCCTGGCTGTTTTATCTAAAAGCAAACCACCTACCCACTTTCTAAATGGTTTTTGAAAACCTGTTAAAATAAACTTCGCCAAACCTAATCCAAAAGGAACCGTTTTTGCGCTGCCTCCTAAATATTCATACCATCCAGTAGTATATTGACCATTGTATTTAATGGCGTAAAGATTATCTAAAGGCTCGGTCGCTAATCTTCGATAAAAGTAATCCCCAAACAACAACTCAAAAGTATCTGGAATTTGGCTGAAAAACCTTAGATTATCAGATATATTTAAAATTCCAGTTATATCATTATCTCCTGATTGGCTTGTTTTATTGGCTGTAACTTCATCTATTGCGATAGGGTCATAGCCAGGTAAATCATTGCTAAAAAACAAAGATGGTATAGTTACAAAGGGCGTTGGCTTATATTCGTCGGTAGTAATAGTTTGAACTTTTTGAAACCCATACCATTGTATCGTCATTCCGCCAGTAATTGGAGCTTCTGGAATATTAAAATTAACTATGTAGCTCGATAAATCCCCTTGCGAATTGTCTATAATATGACTAACAGTTGCCACTTGATTAACCCATTCGTAACCGTTCCCGTAATCCGCGTTATACAAGTACCAATTGCCAATTTTGATTCTTATTTTGGATATATAAAAAACTCGATAAGTAGCTGGAGCTACGTAAGATGTTGCTGGTATCGCATAGCTTCCTTGCGTGGTTCCTGTTCCAATTGTTTTACTAGCCCTGTAAGACATTCTTACTGTATCTCCTGTTTGAATGGGTATATCGGTATGCTGTAAATATCTTGACTGTTGAGCTGCCTCGTTAAATAGTAAAGCAAAGTTTTGAATTAAAACTTGCGCCCCGTTTGTATTTGCTACTGATCTTTGAATCCTTGAAACATTTATTCCGCCATATTTTACCCAATACTCCCAGTTTTGGCCGTCGTAAACCTCAAAATCTCCGTTGGCTATTACCGATGGAGCCTTGCCGAAAGACGATAAAACTTTAACTCTCTTGTAAGCATTCTGAATCTGTATTTCGGCTCCCGCTAAAGCAACAACGTCTTTTATTACTGGAATTGGTTGAGGCGGCGGAACGGTGGCTATATCAACAAAGAAATGCCCTGTCGCATAAAGTCCGTTACCTGATTTACTTCTAACAAAGGCAGTATATCCTTGCGAAGCCAAAACGCCAAATAAATTGGAATCTGACCAATCAATCCCATTTGCCGAATATTCAACAGGAAATCCACCGCCCGAAGCATTTATTACCGCACTACCGTCGCTTACTCCTGGCGCACTTGCGTTGGTTACTATAATTGAATCTATTTTTAGATCATTATATACAGGGTCAGCCATTGGAGTAGCGATAACTGAAATAAATGGATAAACGTTATTAAAAAATAATTCATATAAACTACCAGAAATCCATTTTCTAGCTACTAAATCGCCTTGAATGTTTATCGACGGGGAATAGGAATCGTATTGAACCAAAGGCACGCCGCCCGATGTTGTTTCGGCTCCAGCAGCTCCGCTACTTTCGTTGTAGGTAGAAAATATCCCAAATCTACCGCTTGTGTTTTCTCCAATAAAGCTGTATTCTATCATTTTATTGGGCCTCCTATAACTCTTTTACGAACAACTTGTTGAGCAACAATAAATCGACCTGTATAATCGTAAGTTCTTTGTCTTATTATTGATTGAGCCAATTCATTTGTCCTAACAAAATTCCATTTACCTTCGGCTTGCACCATAAACATACCAAAAGCTTTGCATATTTCTTCTAATACTTGAAAACAATTTAAAGTCGTTCCTTTATCATCAGCTAGTCTTAAAGGGTTTATTGTTGCCAAATTCAATGGATCGTCGTTTAATCCATTTGGCATCCCTACCGCATAGTAATTGCATATAGTATTTATGTCAAGGTTTAAATTTGTTCCAGCCAAGCAATAGCATATAACACCAATAAAAGACTGATTTAAGTCGAAAGTTTGTCCTATTGGAATAGGAAAAGAAACAGTTTTTAAGCTTTGTATAGCATCTGTACATTTAATCTGAACTTGATTATAACCGTCTTTAAATTCTTCGGTACAATTATCTGGAATTACATACCCCTTACCTTCGATCTGATTATTTTTAAATGCAGTAACCCTAAAAGTACGCTCATCTTCTGTAAAGAACTCTTCTAACTCAAAGTTTATTCCTTCAATAAAAGTAAGTGTAAAAGCAAATGGCCTTATAGGAACTGTTTTGTCGTCAACCTCTTGATAGTTTAGCTTAATTGGAATATCTCCAGCATAATCTAAATCTATATTTGCACCAACATAATCCTTTTTCTCAATTAAGATTTGACATATATTTCGCTCTACATCACAATAATTAAATGTCCTGAAAGGTGCATAAGTAGGGTTTCCGAAAGGATTAAAAGGCACGTGCGGCTGAGGCAAAGGAGCTTCATATCCACAATAGGCAGAATTTAATTCATCCGTAACAACAACAAAAGGACGCTCATCAGTTGCGTTAACAAAATAGTGAGTAAACGTTGTTAAATTACAAAAATCTGTAATTCTTTGCCCTGGGGAATATCTTCTATCATTGGATTTGTAATCGCTTATTCTATCTAAATTTATCGTTTCGCTTGTAGTATCTTCTGTTCTTACAACTCCACCATCAGAAACATAAATACGAATACCTCTCCATGCGGCAAAAATTCCACTTCGTTTTACCTTAAATTCATCTACAAGATATTCAGCCATTACGTTTTTCTAAGTATATTTTTTTCTACTTGTTTGAGGCGAAAATACAGTTTCTCTAAGCTAACATCAAAAGTTCCATTAATTATCGCTCCATTTTGTTCGCTCATGTATTGGCGTGTTTGTGGATTAGGGATAACATTAGACCCTTGCGGTAGCTGTAATAATTCAGGTCCACGCTCTCCTACAATAGCCATACCTCCACCGAAGCCTTGAACGCCCGAAGCAAAGCCCCTAACTTGTTTTACTGATTGATAATTACCTTTACCGCCTCTCGACGCGCCTGCTGCGCCACCAATAATAGAAATAGCGGCTCCTGCTCCAATCATACCTAAACCGCCAGCTATATTATTTGCCCCTGAGCCTGGTAAAATCAAGTTTTTAGCTATACCATAACCGATTTGAGCTATACCCTCCTTTATGAACATTTGACCTAGTTGAGAAAGAAAACCAGCAAAAGCACTAAGTAAAGCAGATCCGAAAGCATCTATAGCATTTGTTCCCTCAGCTAAGGATTGTCCTATCGCACCAAAGGCCTGAGATAATCCGCTTTCTAATGTAGCCGAAGCCAACTCTTTAACAGATTCGCCGAATCGCTCATTACTTCGATAAGCCTCTTGCATTAATTTTATATACTCGCTTAATCCAGTTGTAACGCCTCTTAAGTTTAGGTCAGGCAAAGCAATTGGCGTAACTGTAGGAGCAATATTAGGGCTTACAATATTATTATTTGATATCGTTCTTAAATCCTTAGTTATCTGCTCTTTTACTTTTTTGATCCCATCTCCAAAACCACCTAACAGTTTTCCTCCTTTTTCGATTTGAGTGTTTACGTATGTAACTAAACGCCCATTCTCTTTATCTAAAAGATTTGTGTCTGTTTTTATGTTATTTTGAAGCGATAAATTTTCATTTATTTTATCTTGTATTTTTGAAACCCTTGTAATATCAGCAACATTAGTGCTTACGCCCGCAGTTGATCCACCAGATAAAGGCTGTGAAGCTTCTCTTGCCCTAGCTTTCGATAGTTCCGACTGATTTTTTATTTGAGCTTTTTGTAAATCAATTACTTTTTGCTCGTTTTCTAACTTACGTGTTTCATTTTGGGTAATCTTATCGCTTGCTGCTCTTGCTCTAGCGGATGCTAATATCGATTCAGTTAATAAATCATAAGCCGCTTTAGTTTTATCAGTAGCATCTTTCTCGAACTTAATGTTACCGAAATATTGCGGATATTGCTCTTGTATCTGTTTGTATGCTGACTGTCTAGCTTTTAGCGGTTCATTAGCGTTTGTATAAGCAGAATATAATAGTTTTAAATCAGTAAGTTCTTTTTGTGCATTTTGTGCGCCTTTTAATTGCGAGCCAGTAACGGCATCTAATGATTTAACATAATCATCTGTTACTTTTTTAGCGTTTTCGGTTTCCTTATTTGCTTTACGTTGGTATTCTTGGTAAAACAAAATTGCAGAGCCAGCCAAAGACAATGCAAGACCAAATCCAGCGGGGCCAATCAATTGAGAAGTCAAAGCCTTAAATGCGGTAGCATTGCTTCCTGTTTCGGCTTTTAATCGTTGAAAAGATTCTAATAATGGGTTTAAGTTGTTCTGAATACCTACGAATCCAAAAGGCGCATCCTGAGCAACACGACCTAAGTTTGTTAATGCAAAAGCAGCTTGGTCGCTACCCTTAACTATTGCTTTACCGCTTGTCGCTGTTGCTGATGCCGCTTTTGCTAATCCTTGCGATAGTGCATTTGATGAATTTTTTGCGGATTTAGCTAGATTATCTAAATTAGTTTCGGATGTTTTTGTAAATCCAGAAATAGCCTTATTAGCGGCATCAATTCCGCTATTATCGTATGTTGTGCCTACGCTTACCTTTAATTGACTATCTTCTCCCGCCATTTTCTTGATTTTACAAATTGTTCATGCAGTTTTAATGCTTCTTCTGTACTCATTTGCTGATGTACGGGATCGCCGTCTAAAGGCATCCACCTGTTAATTGGCGGTAATTTTTTAGGGTCAGCATAACCGCAAACAATAACATACATTAGTTGCCTGCGTTCTCTTGCTCGGTTTAATTCTACTTCATTATGACCAACACAAAGCAAATAAAAATCCTTTTCAGTCATTGACTTATACTGATTAGGGGTTAAACCTAATTCAGCATAAGCAAACGCCTTTATTTTGTCGTAATCTGGGATTTCTTCTTTGTCACTTTTTTTTTTGCTTCTGGCTTTTCAAACTTTGCCATTAGCGTTTTTGTAGCTTTGCAGTTCTGAAATGTTTCTACGATTAAATTTTGAGTAACCGTATCGTTTGAATACACAAGCTGCTCAACAATTTCTGCTGCCTCTGCATAATTAATACGAGGCGACCCGTTTAAATCAGAGTAATTATTATGACTACAAAAAAACATATCGGTTAAAGCTTTCCAGTTTCCAACGCCAGCAATTCCAGACTGCATATTGTGAATGGTTCGCAATTGCATTTCCTCAACCGCTATCATTCCAAATGTCAGTCCGTATTCCTTATCTTCAATTGTTACTTTAATCGTCATATTAAGTAGTTCCTAAATCGTCTTGGTCACCTGGCTCTCCAACTCCTGTCAAAGTAATTGAGAATGTTTTTGCCGCTGCTCTTGGTGCTGAATCATCATAAGACGAAATATAAGCTAAACCATAACGACTAGCTAATGTATTTACATCAGTTAACATAGCCCAAAAAGTTGTACCAGCTTTCCATAATTTGAAAAGCGCATTGTTTGAAACATCAACTCCGCTTCCTGGACTTGGTAAATCAATAGAATTACCCTCTGCACTAATTGACCAGCTGATATCGCCTGGCAAAGAAGTTGTAAACTTACCTGAACATTTAGATGTTGTATCAATTGTTCCCGTAGTTCCGCTAAATCCATTAGATGTTAAACATCCAACTAATTCAAAATCTCCAGGAAAAACAACATCGTCTAAATCGGCTGTTATTGGAGTAGCTGTATCGATATAAAGAAGTTCCCTAACTCCGTCGATAAATTGTTCTGTTGCCATTTTATTATTGATTAATTTTATGTGAAAATATATAATTTTTAGTAAAAATCCTATTTGTTGCCGTTTCGCTATTTATTGGCCTGTTACTTTCCATTCTACCAAGCCAACTATAAGCAGGATCATCTAAAGTTATTTTAACTATTTGGCTATTTGGGGCAAGTTTTTGCAGGCATAAAGAGCCTATTATTTCAGAGTGCAAACTTTCGCCCGTATTGGCATTAAATTTAGTCACAACTTGAACTTGAATAGATGCATTTTGGTTAACACCGCATTTTGCGCTATCATCATTAACGGTAATGTCGTGAATTAATATGTACGCAAAGCATTGAGTAGAATTGCCAACAGGCAGAGTTACGGCTTCTTTTTCGAATGTATCGTAAATTGGTATTACCTTGCCTAAGTAGTTTATAGGCGATAAGGTTGCTATATAAGCCTTTCTAAGTAAATGTGATACCTCAATCATGGCTTAAAGATAAATAAAACTTTTCTAATTATATTTTCTTCTTTTTAATCATTTCTTTTAGCTTCCTGTAAAGCTCTGGGGAATGCTGAAAATAAGCAGGCAAAAGGTATGGTTGTTTAATTAAAGTTCCTTTTCCGTTGATGTAGTATTTACGTGCTATTTCTTGGGCCCATTGAGGTAAAGAGGGAACATAGCCCGCTGCACTTGTTCCTGTTCCAAATTCAATATAGATAGGCAAAGCTCCTGCAGCACTCGAAACAAAAACAATTCCTATAAAGCCATTATTTTCATATCTGGCCCCGATAAGTTGGTTTATTCCCGTTTGATTTTTATAGTCTTTGCCTTTTGAAGTAGCTAAAGTTTCTCCAGCTGAGGGCGCATTAGTTATAGCTTGCCTTTCTATGGCTAAAGTTACATCTTCGACAATATCTTTTATATCTTGCTCCATTTCCTTATCAAGTTCGCCCAAACGCTTAATAAGTTTATCGGCCCCGCTAAAAGATACTTTCATGCCTATCATGTTGTTTCGTTATTTCCTTGCATTATATCTCCGCTGTTCATAACCGCCCCATCGAAAACAACACTCCTTTTATAAACAACATCAGGGTTATAGTTTTGAATAACGAACCATTTACCGCGCCATTTAACAAGCATATCGTTGTAAATCTCTCTATCATCCCTTGCTCTAACTTCGAACCTAACAATCATTCGTAAATTATCCTGGTTAGCCTCTAAAGTTCTTGATGATTTTAATATTTCAGTATTTGCGTATGTACCCCAATAAATTGTGTTTATATCAGTTCCACCGCCAAATTCATTGTTATTATTGACTTGTTTATAAATTTCAATAAGCTGATTAAATTTACCCGTTGTTCTCATTATGAAATGATTAGATTTTTAGAGTATATTTCTGCTTTGCTTAATGCGAGGGTAGATAATCCTTGTTCGTCTGCTTCGCCTTGATTTTTATAATCGTAATCAATCTGAATTAACAATGCGTGTTTTAACGCTTTAGGTAGCGGCATATTTTCGTTTCCATACCCAGCTAAATATTTAACATTGTAAGTTTCGCAAGCAATAAAATTACTATTCCATATTTCAGGCAAAGCTCCGCTGATTGGGTAAAAGAAATTAGCACCGTTTAAAGGTGCTAAATAAATTGATTTGAATTGTAAACCAAATTCTTTGTAATCCGTTATTTCTTCTGGGTTATCGACATTTACAGGCAATAAAGAAGTAATCATTACATGAGGGCCATAAGGCAGCTCTATAGATTCTCCGCTAAACTGAACTTCCCATGTTTTAGGCGCAAAAGAAAGATTTAAATGCTTTTCTAGCTTTTCCCTTGAAGATGCAGCTATAAGCATTAAATTATCATCTTCCGAAGCGTAATTAGCATCAATTCTCAGCCAGCTTTTAATTTCCTGGATAGTTACTGGCTCATCCTCTACATCAACTAAAATAACTGGCTCTAATCTCATTTCTTTAAGTGCTTTGTATATGATTGAGGGTTTTCTTGACCAAATCTATACAGATGAAAAATATACAATCCTTTTGCAACTCCAATTTTACCGCCTGAACGGATAACATCGTTGCTGAACTGCCTATCAAATATAATACTATTTTCTCTAAACTTATGTTTGGCCCATATTGATTTGTGAAATATCATTAGCATTCCAGGGGCTACAAGTGTTTGTTTAACATCGGTTTTATGATCTAACCAACAAGTTTCGGCTATTTCTATTTGTTTTTCAATAGGCTTATCCATGAACTCGCTATACAAAAGACACTCCCTTACGCCTATTCGATTAGTCATGCAAGTAATTACGTCATAATCT